TGTTCTTTCGGTTAAGAGCCGAATGCATCACCTTAATGCTTGAATCCCATATCCATTGGTGCGACCTGTAGGAATCGGACCTACTTCAACGGTACTTCACGCCGCCGCTATGACCACATCAGCTAAAGTCGCTAAATTCTTTGATCGTGTATTATTGACCGCACGATCACCGGTCACCTCTTTGAACCATTGGTTCGTGAGTTAGATGGTGCCCACGGAGAGATTCGAACTCCCGACTCCACGCTTCGAAGGCGCATACTCTGTCCACTGAGTTACGCGGGCAATTGTTTGGTGCTGACAGAAGGATTTAAACCTCCAACCTCCGCCTGAGATGTGGCGGCACTCTATTCATTGAGCTATGTCCAGCATTGTTTGGCGCAAACGTTCTACTAAAATTTTAATTTGCGTCCTTTAATCCAAGAATTCTTAGTCCAAGAATCTAAATCCACTTTATCAATTTTCAAACTTCTTTTTTCAGTTAGCGAATGAATCCAACAAGTACCGTATTGCGAATTAGATTCGCCAATGCCGTGTCTTTCTTTTAATTCTTTCATTTTTTGAAGTGTTTCAGGAGAATGGGTTTTTCCAAGAAAGCCTTTTGATTCTATAAATTTTTTACTGCCGCCAGCGATAAATCTGTTCTTAGCAATTTCACTCATTTTGTGACTAAACCGTTTTGCAAAATCTTTATCATTTTTCAATCGGTTCGATAGTTTCGCAGCGCCATTTCTTCCGCCATCTCTCCGTTGTGTGTCGGTGATATGACCGCAGTTTCCACCACCGCCTCCACCAGGTTGTATATTCATACACTGCCGGTCACTAATCAATTCCTCATTCACGATTTCTTTTTCACGAAGTTTCAGTGCTTCACGAGTAGGAAGGAATTCTAGAATATCTTTCTTATGCTTGTCTTTGCCGTGTTTTTTAATCGACTTCGATAGAAGCGATCCACTTCCGAAATATCCGTCGTCAACATTATCGGTGCTATGCATTCCGATGTAGTACTTACCACTTTTATCTAGTCGAGTGATCTTGTAGATGTAGTGATATTTCCGTTGATCTGCTCTATTCATAAATCCTCCTATTGGATGATCTATTTATAGTGAATCAGCAAAAGTGTGCCGCTGGTCCCTCTTGATGGAATCGAACCATCGTCCCCGGCTTCGTAGACCAGTGTATTTTCCACTATACTAAAGAGAGTAAATTTCAACTGAACAAAGTAGGTGCGATCGAGGGGAGTTTCAGTAAAAGTGATAACCCTCAGTTGCGATCCGGTTCAGTATGTTAGTTGGCACGCCGGGGAGGACTTGAACCTCCATACCCTTATCGGGCGCTGCGTTCAAAGCGCAGTGTGGCTACCATTTCACCACCGACGTATATTCATGGCAGACCACCAAGGATTCGAACCCTGACTAAGACTTTTGGAGAGTCGCGTGCTGCCATTACACTAGTGATCTATTCTAAAAAGTTTATGTAAGCTCTTTAGAATAGACTCATTGAAAACTAATCTGACGGTTCACACCGATAGATTTCATCATTCAATGAATCAACATTATGTCCCATATACATCATATGGTTGTCTATTGGATAACGGTGTATCCTCCAGAACCCCTCTCCTTACTACAGATTAACGCGTCTGCGGTCACCGAGTGTGCCTTATCGCGGATCATTTGATCTTGTTAAAGATATCTTATTCTAAAAACAAAAATGGGACTAAATCTTAATTTAGTCCCAGGTCTTACTTAAAAGTATTTGGCGATTTCTAAGAATCGCCTCCCTGGGAGGTCTTATCAATCTCATTATTAGTTTCAAAGCGCATTTCAAAAAAGCGCACAGTGTCACGTTGGCTTTGCTGCCAATGTTTTTCTGTCGTTTTAATGAAGCGGATCGAGTTCACAATGTTTCCAGTCAGTTGGTTTAATGCCTTGCGGCGTTGAAGTTATTTATACGGGATTGGTGAAATGTTGAGAAGTTTTTCTCGGTTAAGAGGGACTTCGCATTTCACGTTTCGATGAATGTATTGTAACACAGATTTCGAAGTCTGCACACAATTGATTAAATCATTCCTAGGTTCAGTTACACTTTAGACGTTGGTCCAGTACTTTGTTCTTGCCCAATTGAGATACCGAGAACCCCGAGTTCGAGGCGTGGTGCCTTACCAGCAGCAACAGTTGACTTATGAACTTGAGTCTTAAGTTTTGCTGTTGCTTGCGCCATCTTTGCCGTAACAGTCGATGGCGCCTCTAGGAATTCTTTGATGAGCATTATTTTGCTCCGGAATCGAATTTCTTCTGAACTACAGCGCGATCATCATTCTCGAAGGATAAGAAACCTGAAGGTTCGGCAATCAAAGATCCTTCAGCGCCGATCGAAACAAAGAAACGAGTCAGGTAAAACTTGTCTTCGTTGTCGTCTTTCATCATCACAATGAATGCATGCTGCTTGTTGGAGGTGAACTTCTCATACTTTGATGCTAAGAACAGCTTGCGCTCATTAGCTGGTACTTCGTACCCAGCATTCTTATAGCACTGAATTAACGAATCAAGATTGAAAGACTTGACATTTACGGAGGTAGCTGAAGTTGATTCTGCCAGGAATTCTTTGAGTCTCATTTTAGATCCAAGTGAGGTTTAGATCTTCTATTTATCGTGTCAGCTTTTTTATGCTAAAATTCAGAGATTTAGAAAAGGTCTGCCGCGTTAAAATCAAACTCTTTCAGAATCATTTGCGAGTTCATTCGGTTTGAATCTGGCACCAGCACGCCAATGGCGGGCGGTTTGTACGTGCCCTTTGCGAACGAACTTGGCAACGCTGTTCTTGAACTGACCATATGGAAATGAATCAGCAAGTCGAACAACATATCCTTCGTCAACTTCAAAGTTCAACTTCTTCTCAATGTCGTGAAGCGCCTTTTCATCGAAGACACCTTCATACAGCACCGGCACATGGTCAATGCCAAGTAGCGAAAAGTATTCCTTTGTGGTTGCCCAATCCAAGCAGACGTTCTTGTCAGTCCAGATGCTGAACCCTAGAAAGTATGATGGCAAATCCTTGTAGTGAATGCTGTGTTCTGCCCAGAGATTCTCGCCACACACTCGCCATCCTTCAGGGATGTCATAGGAGATGCGACTCCAAAACTGCTTGACCCAAGCGCGATCTTCGCCACCGCGACTATCAATTGAGCGGGCGTGAATGTGGTCCGGATACATCGTCGTATTCTCGCCATCCATCTTCAGAGACACGATAACCTGCTTGCCTTCGAACTGACTACAGTCCTTCAATGCCTTGTCATCATCGTGAATGCCTGGTGACCACGGCAAATGGAAAGTCCTACCATATTTTACATACGGTGTGAAGAGGTCGAGGACACCGCCTTCTTTCAAAACCTTCTGAACGCTCTCATCGTAGAACAATTCGCCTTTGCCGCGCTTGCCTCCATCCAACAATGGGTTGCCCCATTTGTCGTAGAGATGATCGTCGTAAAATTGAGATGGCACAACGCGCTTTGTAATGCCGCAGGCAGCACGAACATCTTCAACAGAGATGAGAGTTCGCTCACACGCTATGTGGTGATCAGCGCAGACTGACGCACCATTTTCAAGGTAATACCCGCCATCGCTCCAGAGGCGGCGCTCGAGAATGTGATGGGCATCCACAGCAGGTTTATCGCAGAAGACACACTTATGTCCGTCTCGTGCGAAAACACCTTCTCTGAAATTGTCGCGGGAAAGTAATTTTGGTTCCATAACCCAATTATATCAACACTCGTTCATAGAGTGTTGTATAAGGTTAGGTAGGTTACTGATTTGTGCTGAATGATCGAACGCGTTCTTGCTGCGATTGAACATCGCGTTTGATAGCGTTGAGTTTTGCTTGAGTTGATTTGTCTGGACCAACTTCGATCGTTGGCGGCACAACTGGCGTTGGTTCTGCCTTGCCCATTAGCGAATAGGACTTTATGATTGGTTTCTCTGTCGCTATAACGCGAACCTCTTTCTTGCCCATTAGAGTGATCATCACCTCTTGAGATCCAGCAAGGCGCCCAATCTCCAATGCGAGGTTGTTGATTGCCTTTTCAGTTTGCTCCGCTTGCGCTTTCACAACTTCTTCTTTAGCGTAGCGTTCATCGATCTTGAAGATGAAC